ATCGTTCTAGCCTGCCCTAGGGTAGGGGCTATGTACATCACAGCTGAGCCTTCAGGACAGTTCAGAGCCTCTATGAGAAGCGTTACAGCGGAGAGCCTACTCTTACCACAGCGCCTACCAGCAGCTACTACCTTGAAGCGATGAGTGTCCTTAAAGACCTCTTGCTGCCATTTGAGTAGCTCAAAGTTAAGAGCCGTCATTCCTCGGTATCCTTGACCTGAACGTCCGTAACATCGTAGAGGACTTCCTCAGCATCGATAGTAGGCGAAGTAAGCCCAGTGATGTTAATGCTAATGCTAGGAGCACCACCTCCTTGTTTAACCTGTTCAAAGGAAGATACAGGTACGATCCTGTCCACTATTAGTTTCCATGCTGCTGCTTGTGCTTTGTGTTCGTTATCTAATGCTGCATCGAAGATAGCCTCTAAGACCTTAGCTGACTTGGGGGAGTTAAGCATCCTAGCTTTGTACTCATCCATGATGGCCTTATCGCCTGCTGGTCTGCCTAGAGTGCCTCTGTTCTTAGACTTCTTCGCTGTTACTTCGTTCTTCTTTGGTCTACCTGCTTTGCGTACTGTAGGTACTACTTCGTCTTGGGTTGTCATCTTTGTCCTTATACGGAGATGATATAAATAAGGGATAGCAATAGGGATACCCACTACTATGAGTACTCTAGAGTAACTAAGACATTTACTTATAAGCAAGAATCTAAATGAAGTATATACTTACTTCTATTACCTCCTGTGTCCATCATCCTAGCTACATTAAGGAAGATTACACAAGAGGACAAGTAAGTTAACTCATTAAGAAACTTCCTGTATTAACTGAGTAGCCTGTCTACAAAGTCTTCATTTGAGTTCTTGGAAGGATTACCTTCATAGAGTATTCTACCTTGCTTTTCTAAGAAGTCAAGTACTTTATACATTTATTTACTATTTATTTACATAGTAGTGTCTCCTACGTTACAGTCTATCTTCATAGGCCTCTTGTGTCCACATTAGAGGACTCAAGTGGTCTATGACGGCCTCCTGTGCACAGATTAGCCTCCCCTTTTCTCCTATGGACTAACCTGTCCCCAATTAATTAGGTAACTTCCTTGATTTCATTAGACATTTTAGTCATATAACAGACCTTTCTTCCATGCTCTTTTTTGTGTACTTAGGAGGCTCCGTCAAAATATTACAAAGACTCAACAGCCATCCCCCCCGTATTAAGAATCATTATCATTTACTCTAATGACTGAATAGTCAGTAACGGCACAGTGAAGGGTGAGTAGCGTTGAAGCACCTAATAAGCACCACTACAATGACACTAGATCACAATCAAGCACCACTACAGTAACACCGAAGCACAGATTAAACCTAAGCACAATCCATACCAATTAAATGCACCACAAAGGTGCAATAATGCACCACGATAGTGATTGATGCACCTTCAAGGAGCGTTGTTGGTTAACAACACTGTACATATTAGTATTAACTTTGAAGGTTATAACTTACAAAGTAATACTGAGTAGTTACAAAATCATGGTTGGCACGCTATGTGCTATATAAAAAGTGTAGCAGATATTGAAACACTTAGGGAAAGTCCCTAGATATAATGTGCAAAATCTAGCTACAATGAAACTTCAATCAACAACTCACCAAGTATCGGAGCACACAATGACAAAATCAGAATTACGCGAGATTACTACTCTTGCAACTATGCACAAGTTAGGAATGACCGACACTGTCGCACGAAGCTTATCAAGCCTCATCCGTGCAGCACGTACTAAGAAAAGCGCAACAGCATTACGCGAGTACGCTACAGTGTTCAACGTTATCGGTCACCCTGAATTCATCTGCTAATAAACCCTTCGGCCCTTCGGGGCCTACTTTTTGGAGATCACTATCATGCGTAATCAACTAACTGACACAATTATTTATGTACTAGGGTTTATCGCTATTCTAGTGGTATGGCTAACAGCGTAAACTAAGCATTCAATCAACTCACCAAGTATCGGAGCACATCATGACATTCAAGCGTTCAAAAAACCTACTCTCAATCTCTGCAGATAGTAAGACAATCAAGGGCGAGAAGATCGGGTATCTTACCGGTATTCTATATCTCGCGCCAGCTAACACTACAAAATACAATACGTGCTCTATGGCACATAAGGCACAATGTGCCGTGGCTTGTCTCTATAGTGCGGGCCGTGGTGCATTCAACAATGTGCAACAAAGCCGCATTGATAAAACACTTTACTTTTATGAGGCACGTGATGAATTCATGGCACAATTGTTCAAAAATATTAAGGCATTGATCAAAAAAGCATACACTAAAAAGCTTGATCCATTAGTAAGATTAAATGGCACGTCAGATATTCGCTGGGAAACAATACCCGTAATTGTGGATGGTGTTCAATACGCTAACATTTTTGAAGCTTTCCCTGACGTACAATTTTATGATTACACTAAGGATTGTAATCGTAAGGGTCTACCTGCAAATTATGACCTTACATTCTCTTATAGTGGTGTCGAATCATTCAAGCCCTACGTTTTCAAAGCACAATCTAAGGGCATGCGTATGGCTATCGTTTTCCGTAAGGAATCAAGTATTCCTACATTGTTCAAGGGTATTCAAGTAGTATCGGGAGACAATTCTGACGTCAGGCACTTAGATGATCAAGGGGTTATTGTGGGTTTGTACGCTAAGGGCGCTGCAAAACGTGATCAAACGGGGTTTGTAGTTAACTAATCAAGGGGAATAGAATGTATAGAATTCAAGCTTATAACTACGTGAAAAAGTATTTCATTGTTGAACATTGTTCATCTAGTGAACGTCAATCCTTTGTTCAGGGTTTAATTGATAGTGGAGAGTACACACATGGGGGCATAACTTACGAATGGTTAGCTAGATGTGACTGACTGAAAATCACGCCTACAATGCGGCTTTAAAGGCCTTTAAACAGGCTTTTATGGATGCATTGTCGCATCATCACAAGTTAAGGATCAACTATGGCTAACATTCCACCACTCACGCCTAAACAAAAGGCCTTGATTGTCTCTAACGTGCTCAAAGCGTGCACAGATATCGAAAAGCTTAATGGCACGGGTTATAACTACTTGTATTTGTGCTCAGGGTTTATCGCGCATTACAATCTGAATGGGTTTAAAGCTTATTATTCTGAGCACTCTCTTAAGCGTGACATAGAATTAAATTATCGTCAGAATCAATGGGCTAACTTTGCCAAAAATGATGAGCACGCTAGCTACTATCATTCAAAACGTGACGTGTACAATGCTATTCTTGGGGGGTTAGTCGCACGTGACGAATTAGATGCTATGGTGTTCATGCGTGATCACTTTGAAATTATCCATATTGGAGGACGAACATGTTAAATAATCGTGAATTTGTTAACTTGGAGCGCCGATTGTGGCGTGAAGGCAACCCGCTTTGTGATGAACTGGTGTCTACACGTGATGAACTGATCCAGTTACTCAATGAGGCTAAGAAAGTAATGGAAAAGTATTCACCTGCTATCAGTAAGTTAGCTGAGGCGGATGATCTTGACTTTTTCCTTGAATGGGATAACTTCGGGGACACTTTGGACAATTTAACCTATGACATGGGAGAATGACATCATGATGAAAACGTACAATGTATACGTGGAAGACACGCGAGGGAATTATCATAGTGACTATACTGTGGAGGCTGAATCTGAGGCATTGGCCTATGACATAGCATACGAGCGCCACAATTACGCTGATATGACCATATATGTCGATTTGGCAGAGGATGAACCCTCTACAATGCTGCAAGATAGCTATTTTGGAGGTAAGAATCCATTAGAATCATTCCCTTCATTGAAGTGGAGTACATCTAAATGACAATCATTATCATTATCGGATATTGTGTCGATTATATCATCGCGGAGGACTTGTGGTAAAAATACAACACATTGACAATTGGCCTTTTCCGTCTGAGTGCCCACCTAAGCCTTGGACGCCTGAGCAACAACGAGAGTACGATCAACAACAAAGGGCTAAATTGCCCGATTCACCTATGATTGGAGAATGATTGTGGAAAATAAACAACACATTTACTCAGTTTGTATTGTCAAACGAGAGTACTTCTACGTAAACGTCAAAGCCTATAATGCAGATCATGCAGAGGAAATTGTCATTGATACGCTACTTGATGACCCTAATGTCAACTTAGATGAATACTTTGATAACGATGAGCATGAAGTAATAGCCCTAGATCGCATTAAACGGCCCTCCAAGGCACTTAAAACAATCAACTAATACCCTGACTAGGGTAAACATAGAAAGACTCTTAAAATGCACTGCTTAAACTGCGACCGTCTGCTCACCGATTACGAAGCGACACGTAAACATGCCATTACGTTTAAGTTCTTGGACTTATGTAAGGTTTGCTTCGATGACGTTAAGACAATCATTCCGACCATTGACAATCGATCATTGATGACTGAGCAAGACCTCGATGTAGACGATCAAGATGACGATCTGGACACTATGCCTTCCCTAGAAGACATCGATGCACTATATAGCTATATAGACTCTGATGATGTCTATGAAGACTAAGAACATTAAAGTCATTAAAGTTACATTAAAGTAAATACTACTTTATTGTTTACCTATTAAAGATTCATTAAAGTCATTAAAGACTAAAGGGGGTAACATGGGAAAGATGAAGGAATTGATGATGATGGAACAAGAACATGATGATGATGATTTGTCTATGTGTGAAGAAGCACATTACGTTCATACGCTCAATGATGTCGTTGAGTTGATGATTGTCTATGGCTTTGACACAGTTATGGATGATGTCTTGATTAAGTTGGGGGATAAAATCAAATGATTGTCTCTCTCTGTGTGTTTGTCTTAGCTTTGGTAAAGGTGGCCTTAAAGTGACGGAGGAACGTAAAATGACGTATAAAACAGTATTAGCGCCTAATGCACCGTGGCCTCAGCGCGATGTAGTACTAAAGGTTAGAAAAGAGCGCTCTAAGCCTAGCGACACTGACGCTAAATTTAATCAATGGTTGGAGAAGATCAATGGCTCACGAAGCAGGTAAGGGTTCAGCTAGGCGTAAGGAAGACGTCAGTAAGATCAATGAGAATTGGGATCGTATTTTCAACAAACAGAAGGGAAACGATATGGAACTAGACGATGACGAATGTTTTGGTATTGAAGATGATGATGAGTACGATGAGGAGTGCTCTTGGTGTCATGGGTGTGGTGAAGGTGACTACGATGGGGCTTCATGTCGTAACTGTCACGGTACAGGCATAGAGCCTAGGGATGATGACTATGATGACATCTAATACCTTGAAGGTAGCCTCTAAGTTCATCAAGCACGTAGAGTGCGCTAAGTGCGGGTCTAGCGATGCTAATTCCCTCTACGATGATGACCACCAGTACTGCTTCGGCTGTAACGCCTATCTCGCAGGCGAAGGAGATAGCATTACTAGTCCCCGCAGCTCAACAACAAAGGTATTTACAATGAAGACAACAGGGGAAGTCAAGGCTATCGTGGATCGAGGTATTTCACGGGAGACCTGCGAGTACTTCGGTGTCACACAGGAGACAGGGAGGCACTACTACCCTTATTTTGACGAAACAGGCGCTAAAGTAGCTGAAAAGATTCGATCTGTAGAGAACAAGACATTCTCTATTGCTGGAAACTTTCAGAAAGCGGGACTTTTCGGGCAGTCCTTGTTCCAAAAAGAGGGTAAGTACATCACCATCGTTGAAGGTGAGCTGGACGCATTGGCTTCGTATCAAATGACAGGCAGCAAGTGGCCTACTGTAAGCATCCGTAATGGGGCTTCAGCGGCTGTTAAAGACTGCAAGGCTCAGTATGAGTACCTAGATAGCTTTGAGACTATCGTTATCTGTTTCGATGCTGATGAGGTGGGTCAGAAGGCAGCTAAGGAAGTTGCTGAGCTGTTCGGAAACAAGGTTAAGATTGTCAAACATTTAAAGGAGTGCAAAGATGCCTGTGATTACCTCTCTAACGGACGAGGAGCTGAATACGTTAACCAGTGGTGGAGAGCTGAGAGTTATGTACCCGATGGGATCATCCAAGCCTCAACACTTTGGGACAGCGTATCTACACCTGAACCCGCAGCAGAAGCCTTCTACCCCTTCGATGGACTCAACGAGCTTTTATATGGCCTCAGATCAAGTGAACTTATTACAGTTACAGCTGGATCAGGCCTTGGCAAGAGTCAATTCCTTAGAGAAATCCTCTATCGCGTACTCGAAACTACAAAGTGGAATGTTGGTGGGATGTTCTTGGAGGAGTCAGTGCGAAAAACCGCAAGGTCAATTATGTCCTTACACGCAAACAAAAAACTTCATTTGCCAGACACCCCTGTTACAGAGCGAGAATTAAAGGAGGCCTTCGATGCTACTCTTAGCACTAACCGTGTTTTCCTGTTTGATCATTTTGGTAGCCTTGCCATTGATAATGTGCTCAACAGAATCCGTTATATGGCGCGTGCTTGCGACTGCCGTGTGGTTTTTCTCGACCATATTTCTCTCGTTGTTTCTGGTATGGATGGGAATGATGAGCGCAAGTCTATTGATGTACTGATGACTCGTCTGCGTACATTGGTACAAGAGACAGGTATTACCTTGATCTGCGTATCGCACTTGAAACGACCTAACACCGACAAGGGACATGAAGATGGTTCAGCGGTATCCTTATCTCAGCTACGTGGCTCTGGTGCTATCGCTCAGCTGTCTGACGCTGTTATCACTCTTGAGCGTAACTCCATGAGCAAGGATGCCGATGAGCGTCACACGACCAAGGTAGCAGTGGCTAAAAACCGTTTCAACGGACTCACAGGGCCAGCTTGCTCACTGAAGTACGATATGAACACAGGGCGCATGATTGAGCTGAAAGGGGTAGCAGGATAATGTCAAACCTTGATCGTATTTGGAAACTGTATATGGCGTATAAGAAAATTGAAGAGCTGAAAGAATTTGATCTTAGTTCTTGGGATTACTATCGTGAAGGATACGTAGAAGCTACACGTCAACAGTACGCATTAGCTGCTAGACGTAAAGATAAAAAGCCAGAGGTAACACATGATTGAAATGATTATCGTGGGGACTATCGGTGTAGGGTACTCGATAGTCGGAGTCTTACAGTGGCTCAAGGGTGACATGGGTGCTGGTATCATGTGGATAGGTTACTCCTTTGCCCAGATCGGGCTGTTCCTTAACTTAAAGTAAACAGTATGAAACGTATTGCTATCGACATCGAGACAAACATGGCGCATGATGTCATTCATCTCGCTGTTACGCAGGACATTGACACAGGAGAGGTGAAAGTATGGAAAGCTCCAACAGGCCTTTGGGAGTACTTAAAGGACGCTACGTTGATCGCAGCACACAACGGGATAGGATTCGACTTCCCGATTCTGAACAAGGTGTGGAAGACGAAGATTGGATTGAGGCAAGCGTACGATACATTGATAGTGTCAAGGTTGCTAGAGCCAACGAGGGACGGGGGCCACAGCCTAGACGCATGGGGAAAAACGCTAGGGGTGGCAAAGCTGGACTACAAGGCAACGTGGAAGTGGATGGTGAACCGTGATGAGGCATACGCTGGGGAATGCTTTGATGCGCCTGTTGGTGTTCTTCTTGAGCATTATTGCGTACGCGATGTTAGCGTGTTACGGACTCTATTTACTCGCTTGGAAACTACTTTGTCAGCTCAGAAGTTCTCTAAGGAAAGTGTGGAACTAGAACATCAAGTTGCTTCCATAATCAACAAGCAAGAAAAGAACGGCTTTAAGCTAGACACAATTCACGCTACTTGCCTGCTTGCTGAACTCAAGGGGAAGATGAGCGCCATCAATGACAGGATGCAGGAAGAGTATCCTCCGTACGAGGTTGAACGTATCTCTGAGAAGACAGGGAAGATTCTCAAGCCTGAGCTTGTGGTGTTTAATCCTGCCTCTAGACAGCAGATAGCTGAGAAGCTTATTGCCCTAGGTTGGAAGCCCAAGAAGTTCACTGAGCCTACAGCTAATCACCCTAAAGGGCAGGTTATCGTTGATGAGAGCACACTTGCTGGTCTAAAGTACCCTCTAGCTCAATTCGTAGCTGAGTACATGATGCTAGGTAAGCGCATAGCTCAGATTGAATCGTGGTTGGAGGTCGTAGGTAAGGACGGCAGGGTACACGGTAGAATCATCACCAACGGGGCTGTGACGGGTCGTATGACTCACATGAAGCCTAACATGGCACAGATACCTAACTCAGGCTCACCGTATGGCCCTGAATGTCGTCAGTGCTGGACAGTCGAGGAAGGTAACGTCCTAGTAGGATGTGACGCTAGTGGTTTAGAGCTGCGTATGTTGGCTCATTACATGGAGGATGAAACGTATGTCAAAACAGTCTGTGAGGGATCGTCTAAGAACGGCACGGATGTCCACACGGTTAATCAAAAAGCAGCCGGTCTACAAACACGTGACCAAGCGAAGACGTTCATCTACGCATTCCTCTACGGGGCTGGCCCTGCGAAGATTGGATCGATTGTCGGTGGTAGTAGTACCGCTGGAAAAGCACTCATTGATTCCTTTCTTGAAGGGACTCCCGCGCTCAAGCGTTTACGTGATACGGTATCCTTGGATGCGTGCAAGGGCTTTGTATTCGGGCTTGATGGTCGTAAGATATGGGTTCGTAGTGAACATGCGGCACTCAATAGCTTACTACAGGGCGCTGGCGCGATTGTCATGAAGAAAGCTTTAGTACTATTCGATAAAAAGGTATTAGAGAACAATTGGAGTGTAAAATTGGTAGCTAATGTACACGATGAGATTCAGTTTGAGTGCTCACCTGATATCGCTGAGGCAGCGGGTAAGGCTTGTGTACAGGCGATCAGAGATGCTGGTGTAGCTTTTGAGCTAAAATGCCCTCTCGATGGGGAATACAAGATTGGTCGTAATTGGCGTGAAACCCACTAACGACAAATGACAGCTGGGAAAGACTAGCATTTACTAACGGGGCGAAAGCCTAATCCTTAAAAGGAAAAGAAACCATGTCAGATTTGAAGCCAGTTAAAGTTAGCGGTGAGTTGTTTTGGACTAAGTGGATGGCTGAGTTCAACACAGCATTCAACACAGACAACGACAAGTACGAGTGTACCCTCGGTAACATCAGCGATGACGATGCAGCTAAGCTCACGGGCTTGGGCATCAAAGTTAAGCACAAGGATGCTATGGGTAACTTCATCGTAGCTAAGAGCAAGTACGTGTTCAAGCCTACAGATGACAACCTCAAGGAAGTGCCTATCGAGGCTTTGGGTAACGGCTCTAAGTGCGTAGCTATCGTGAGTTCGTACACACACCGTATGAGCGCTAAGCATGGTAACGCACCTAGCATCAAGACACTCATGGTCACTGAAGTGAAGACTTACGTGCCAGAAGCTGAGACGGATGACGTACCCCTCTAAGCCTCGCTTAGCTATCATCGACGCCGACATTATCTGTTACCGCATAGGTTTCGCTAGTGAAGACGTTGATGAGGCTATCTGTATGGCTCGTGTGACTCACCTTGTTGAAGAGATCGTCTACCATGACTTGAAGTGCGATGACTACAAAGCGTACATCACAGGCAAGGGTAACTATCGCAACGACATCGCAGTCACCGAGCCTTACAAGGGGAATAGGAAGGATGCTAAGAGGCCAAAGCATTATGATGCTATCCGTACCCATCTCCAGCGCCTTGGTGCTGAACTGGTAGAGGGACAGGAAGCAGACGATGCAGTGGCTATCGAGGCTACTTCAACGGGTGGTTGGATTGTCTCCATTGACAAAGACCTAGATCAGGTTGCAGGTTGGCATTACAACTTCGTGAAGCGTGAAGAGTATTACGTTACTGAGGAGCAAGGTCTTCGTAACTTCTACACACAGATGCTCACGGGGGATCGTACTGACAACATCATCGGCTTGAAAGGTATCGGGCCTAAGAAGGCAGAGAAGATTCTAGTGGATTGTAAAACTGAAGAGGAAATGTATGCAACAGTTGTTAAATCATATCTTGAAGCTGGTCTTACCGAAGAGCGTGTTACAGAAAACGGACACTTGCTGTGGTTAAGGCGAACACCAAACCAAACATTCCAAGCTCCTTCCATCTCGTCGGGTGTCATTGGTTAGTTAAGTACGTGGATGACTTGAGTGAGTACGGTAAATGTGACTGCACTACTCAAATTATCTACTTACGTACAGGTATGAACAAGACATTTACTGAGCAAACCTTCTTCCATGAGCTAGTTCACGCTATCCTGTTTGGAATGGGTCAGATCAATCATGATGAAACCTTTGTCGATGCTTTTGGTTCTTTGATGCACCAGTATGAACGGACTAAGATCAATGGTAACTCGTAAGGAAACAAGCTCGAAGAGAGCTAACGCTTTGAAGCATGGATGGCGTAGCGGCTTGGAGGAAGATGTCGCTAAGGCTCTCACTGAGGCGGGGGTTCCTTTCACCTACGAAGAGACTAAGATCAAGTACATCAAGCCAGCGAGTGAACATCTGTATACTCCTGACTTTGTTCTCGATAACGGTATCATCGTGGAGACTAAGGGACGATTCTTAATTGCAGACCGTAAGAAACACATGCTGGTAAAAAGGCAACAACCACACTTGGATATACGTTTCGTATTCTCGAATAGCAATCAAAAGCTGAACAAGGGTTCACGTACAACGTATGCTCAGTGGTGTGTTAAGAACGGTTTCATGTACGCAGACAAGACGATCCCACATGATTGGATCATTGAACGTAGAAAGAGAGTATCAGATGGACGTCAAATTACTTAAAGAGCATGAAGACGGTAGCGCTACTTACACATTCGACATGAATGACGAGGAACAACGCTCTCTTCTCAGCTTAGGTATCATCACTGCCTTGGAACGGGGCATTGAAGAAGGTAAGAAATACTTTGATGACACGGAGTACACAGATGAGTCAGCACCAACCGCTAGTTGAGTATTTCCGTAGGATCAACCAACCAACCATTCAAAAGGAGCTAACCATGTTTGATAATGTAAAAGCCTCAATGCAATTAGTGCGGACTAAGTTCACTGAGTTGTTTGCTGCGACAGAGCCTCAGTTAGATGAGATCGATAAGTTCAAAGCAGTTAACAAAGAAGACGGCTACTGGGCGTTCGAGAGCTTCACACCTGAGTACACTGTCGATGGTGAACTAGAGCCTATGCAGCACGATGTTATCTTTGATACCAACGACACTACATGGATGGAATGCCTCGATCAGATTCTAGATGTCATGGGTAAGCACTACGGCTACAACATCAAAGAGCAAGTGTACTACTCAGTCGCCTTCCCTCTCAATGCAATCGATGAGGATACAGGCAAGCCATTAGCCGGTTATGGTCGTTGTTTGAATGATGCAGTACTCCAGAAGCTATTGCTTGCTTATCCTGAGGTATATGAGTTCACTTCTGAATCATTTGATTGGAAGAAGCTTTAATGCGAATCCTAGTCGTACCAGATACGCAGTGCAAACCTGATGCTCCACAAGAGCATCTCACATGGGCGGGTAAGTCTATTTGTGACTACCGTCCAGATGTAGTGGTTCACTTGGGAGATCATTGGGACTTCCCTAGCCTCTCAAGCCACGACAAAGCAGGTAGCAAGTACTTTGAAGGTAAGCGCTACCTCGCTGACGTTGCAGCAGGGAACACAGGGATGCTGACCTTACTGAACCCTCTACACGCCCTCCAGAAGGCTCAGAAGGACGCTAAACAGAAGGTGTACAAGCCTCGCATGGTGTTCTTGAAGGGTAACCATGAACACAGGCTCACAAGGGCTGTGAACAATAACCCGATGCTTGAAGGCCTACTGACCTACGATGACCTTAACTTGAAAGATTGGGAAGTAAATGAGTTCCTCCATCCTGTATTTATCAATGGTGTTGGGTTTAATCACTATTGGCCTGTTGGGGCTATGGGTCGCCCAGCTGCCTCACCTGCTGCTATTATCAGTAAGCTGCATATGTCTTGCATCGCTGGTCATCAACAAGGTAAGCAGATCGCTTATGGTAAACGTGCTGACGGCAAGCCTATTTGTGCTATTGTCGCTGGTTCTTACTATCTTCATGATGAAGACTACATGGATCAGCTGAGCAACCGTCACTGGCGTGGCTTACTGGTCATGAATGAGGTAGAAGACGGACACTTTGACGAGATGTTCCTATCAATCGAATATTTGGAGAGAAAATATGCTGGACAAGCCGACAGTAAAGCAAATTGAGGAGTACATGGCTGCCCTTGACCTTCCAAGTGAAGCACCTAGTGCTAATGCCAAACAAGTAAGTGGAAAGCATTACAAAGACAAGGAAATCCAACCTTGGGACTATATTTACGCAAATAACCTTGGCTATTTTGAGGGAAACTGTTTAAAATACGTGTCCCGCTGGAGAGAGAAGGGTGGTATAGCCGACCTCCAAAAGGCAATCCATTATCTTGAAAAACTAATCGAACTAGAGAACAATAAATGACAAAAACAACAACTGAAATGACCCCGTACATGACCTACATCGCCAAAAGCCGTTACTCACGGTATCTGGACGATAAAGGACGCCGTGAGCACTGGCCTGAGACTGTTAAGCGCTACCTTGACTTCATGCAAGGCCACTTGGAGAAGAACCATAACTACGTGATCCCTGCGTCACTGTACATCCGACTGTACGACAACATCGTAGGCTTGAATGTGATGCCTTCCATGCGCTCCATCATGACCTCAGGTGAGGCGCTTACCCGTCAAAACGTAGCTGGTTACAACTGTTCGTACATGCCTATTGATGACCCTAAGGCCTTCGATGAGGCTATGTACATTCTCTTGTGTGGCACAGGTGTGGGTTTCTCCGTGGAGCAGAAGTATGTCAACCGTTTACCTGAGATTCCTGAGAAGCTGTATGAGTCTAATACTGTGGTTCACGTTAAGGACTCCAAAGAAGGCTGGGCTAAGGCACTACGACAAGTGTTGGCCCTCCTATGGGCTGGAGAAGTACCAAAATGGGACGTATCTACTGTGCGACCAGCAGGTACTCGACTCAAGACGTTTGGTGGACGAGCCTCAGGCCCTGAGCCTTTGGTTGACCTTTTCAAATATGTTGTCTCCAAATTCAAAGGTGCAGCGGGACGAAAACTTTCAACTTTGGAAGCTCACGATATCCTCTGCAAAATTGGCGAAGTCGTTGTTGTCGGTGGAGTGCGTCGATCGGCTATGATCTCTCTGTCTGACTTGGGTGATGATCGTATGGCTAAGGCTAAGGCTGGAGCTTGGTGGGATGGTAACGGTCAACGTGCATTGGCTAACAACTCAGCAGTGTACGATGTCAAGCCTGACGTAGGCCAGTTTATGCGTGAATGGAGCAACATTTATGAGAGTCACTCAGGTGAGCGTGGCATTTTTAACCGATACGCTTCGGAGATTCAAGCGTCTAAGAATGGTCGCCGTGTACTCGATAAAGAGTGGGGCACTAACCCTTGTTCTGAGATTATTCTCCGCCCTTACCAATTCTGCAACCTCAGCTCAGTTATTGTTCGTTCGGGGGATACACTGGAGTCTCTCAAAGAAAAAGTCACTCTTGCGACAATCTTGGGAACCTTCCAATCGACAATGACAAACTTCCCATACTTGCGTAAGGTATGGCAGACTAACACTGAGGAAGAGCGTTTGTTGGGTGTCTCTATGACAGGTATTTTGGACAATCAGTTGCTCAATAATGCCTACGATAAGGAACTCCCTGCACGTTTAGAGGAGCTGAAGAATGTTGCTGTGGACACTAATAAGCATCTTGCTGCTGAGCTTGGTATCAATGCTTCTGCTGCGATCACCTGTGTTAAGCCGGAGGGGACGGTTAGCCAGCTTACTGGTACTGCTAGTGGCATCCATCCTCAACACAGTGCTTATTTCATTCGCCGTGTACGATCTGACGCTAAAGACCCTATCACTGCTTTCTTGAAGGAGTCTGGATTCCCATCAGAGCCTTGTGTCATGAAGCCTGACTCAACAACTATCTTTTCATTCCCGATGAAGACACCAGAAGGTGCTCGTTTGCGTGAGGACTTGACAGCTATTGAACACTTGGACTTGTGGTTGGTATTCCAGCGCCACTGGTGTGAGCATAAGCCTTCAGTGACTATCTCGGTCAATGAAAATGAGTGGCCTAAGGTAGGAGCGTGGACATGGGAGAATTTTGATGAGATTACTGGAGTTTCGTATCTGCCGATGGATGGTGGAACTTACCGACAAGCCCCATATGAGTCCATTGATCAAGAGACTTATGAGAAACTGGTATCTGAAATGCCTACATCAATTGATTGGGAAGGGATGGTAGAGAAGACTGACAATGTGGAAGGCGCTCAAATGCTTGCTTGTACCGCCGGTGCTTGTGAAATTTAACTGGGGTTACGTGTTGCGGGTGATCGAGATGGTCACCTGCTTCCATATTATTGCTAACACTTGGAGACATTGGACATGATGATAGACTTTGATTGGTCAGGTGGTTTTGTACTAGGTATTATCCACACGGATGAAGCCATAGTAGAGACCGAGGAGGAAAAGTTTCAATTCTGCACAGCAATTGTTATTCACCTAGGATTCTTCAACATAGCAGTCTTATTAAACCCATCGTAGAAACGGAGAAGCCCCTCACGGGGCTTTCTTTTTAGGCTTTGTACTCTGCTTCAGTCAGAATACCTGCTTTGTACTTACCTTCAGGCTTGAAGATAGTCAGTTCTTGTTGCCTCATCTCAGGGGCAAAAGAGATGTGCATCCAGCGACCAAACTCATGGATCATCTGATCGAACTTGATACCTGCCTTCTTGACTTCCTGACACAGCTGGTAAGGAGTCATCTTGGAGCTGGAGACATCAATAGCCCAGCCGTCCATGTGAGAGCTTACCTTGGAGCCTCCAACAGCCACGTTAACAGCTGGTAGACGTAGCCATGAATTGATGTTCAATGGGCCTGTAACTGCTCGTAGCTGCTCTAGCTTCTGAGCTGCCACCTTCATGTTCTCAAGTTGGACAGTAGAGGGTTGATTGTCGATACCCTGACGGATAGCTGTATCGCTATGGGTAGCCTCTTCAAGGCTAAAGTGTTCACTCAGCTGCATCAGTCTTCTCCTCATCGTTACCGTTCATCTTGATAGCAGCCAACCAACCAATGAAGCCACCAACAATCGTTGAGAATGCTGGAGCGATGATTGGGAAGATATCCTTATTGTCTACAACACTGTTAGGCATAAACATAGCACCCAACAATGTAACAGTCATGGCGATCATCACGAAAGCTAGAGTCCTAGCGATCATCTTAGCAATATCAAATATAACCTGTTCTTTCATGTTTATTTCTTTCCTACTTTATCAGCTATCTTTTCCATAGTCCGACCACCGAAGTAGAAGGACATGACGAGCATTCCCCACTGACCTAATAGTTCCACATAAGCGCCTCTAGTCTCAAAACCAAAGATGGAAGCAACAGCGAAGCCACTATAGGCAAACAGGAGGAATATCAACGTAGCTGGACGGATGTTCTTAGACAACCAAGAGTCCGAGGACATATCAGCCTTCAGGCGATCAGTCAGGTTATTCTGTTCAATCTTGTAGAACTCTAGCTCCACTTCCTGAAGCTTCTGAGCAGCTTGAGGATCACCAGAGATAGCTTTAGCGACAGCTTCAACGCTATCTGAGACACCGAACTTAGCAGCCAGTGCGGACACAGCAGCCCCGCCTAATGGCCCCATCACAGCAGTAGCTAGGCCGGGAGCTACATTCTTTAAGAGACCTGATAAGATGTCGTTCATTTGTTTCCTTATTTATTAGGACAGGTTTGTATGTGATCTTGTATGACAATATAGAGATACAGCTCAAAGGGTAAGATGATACAAAAGAGCAGGGTAAGCAACACTAGGAAGCTTATGTAGGCGGTCTCGCTAGAACTATTGCTATTATTATTGCCCATATTTCCAGTACTATTAGAGCCACCACGATTACCCACGCTATTCGTTGTCTTATTTTGGAAAGTAGATTGTTTTTGCGTTGCCATTCCTCTTTCCTACGTTTAACTGTTAATAGGTAAGTTACTTCTTGTTTCTCCTGTACTATTCCAAACATCTCGATAACATCGCTGTAGAGAGACCCTAACTCAGGAGGGCTTTGGTACACCATAGTCTCCCTTAGTTCCTTCTGAGCCTTCTCCATCTCTTTCTTAGCTATCACTAAGTCGAGGGAGACATCAAGTAGCTCATCAGACTCAATAAACTGTGTGTCTATCCTTAACTGCTGCTCAGCTATCTTCTTGTCAATGGCTATCATTGCTTTAAAGAATATCTTCAAGTTCTTTATTAAGTCAGCCTTGATATCTTGTTCACTATGCTGTACAGGGGGCGCTCTCTTAGGTGGAGCTTTCTTAATAGTTGCAGGTTCCGGCGTAGATACCTTAGGAGGCTCTGGTGACGGAAATAGCTTACTCTTAATGAACTGCCACAGGCCTACTACCTCTTCAACGTGCTCCTTAGCCTCATCGAAGGTTTCTTTAGCCTTTAGTACTACACCTTTGTACTCTTTGTACAGCTCACATCCCTGCTGGATAGCCTCAACAGCCTTGAGAGCACCAGCAAGGAGGATTAGAGGCATTACTCCACTACTTCGTAATCAGACGGGTTGTACTGAGCAGGGGCTTGGGTCGCTTCAGGTTGTTGTTCATTAACCACACCGGTTACAACCACGCCTCGACGAGCCAAGGTATGAGCCACGCCCCCAGCAAGATCGTTCACCAGTTTGACAGATCGTGCAGAAGCCCCAGTAACATCAAATGCGTCCATCTGTTTAAAGGCTGCGTTGACCTTACGTACAGCTTCAGGATCGGCTAGGAAACGACCTAGTTCATCCTTTGTAGCTGCGTCCACCTTATTGACCAAAAAACGGCTCATAAGGTTCACACCCTTGTAAACAGGGCTGGCAATACGATCACGCAATACTGACACCAAGCCTGCTGGAGACACGCCTGTAGCCTCTTCAAGGCCGGTACGTTGCACTGTCTTCAAAGGAGTGTTGATAAACAGCTTAGTTTGCAGCTTACCGGATGTCTCAGCCAAGTCAGACAAAGCCTTAGAGTACTGAGACCCAAACAGCTGATCGTAGGCAGCTTTGTTGTCCTGAATGTAACGCAAAGGATCAGAAGAATCCAGAGCACTCTCAGTCAACTTAGCACGAAGCGTATTGATAGCGGGTTGGTTACGCCCAGCTCCTCCGGGAGACATGAACTGTTTACGGAAGTCTGGGCTAGTCAGGAACGTAGCTGCAACACCATCCAAGCCGCCTTGATTGAAACGCTGGAAAATCTTAGCGCTATCCTGAGCGTCTTGAACCTTCTTTAGTTCAGTCAACTTACCCAAGGCAGCTGTCAGCTCAAGACCTTCTCCGCTGATGTTCTTCAAGGCTTCTCGAATCTCAGGCACAGCAGCCAAGGTATCCTTATTAACTTCCATGTAGCGAGACAGCTTCTTTGCATCTAACACACCGTCTTTAACTACGCCGTAACGGGTGGCATCAGCAAAAAAGGCGTCTTGAATTAGAGGAAGAGCATCTTTTCGATCTACACTAGACAGATAGTCAGTCAATGCTGTACGGTTTTTTGTGATAGCCGGAATAGACTGCTCCACAAAGTCCTTGTACTTTACATCTTGTACTGTCTTAGCGCCGTAAGGGATACCAATACGTGCGTAGTATTCCTTGTCAACTGCACGATAAGCATCTCCTAAACCTTCAGGCATGTTATCAATAACAGCACCGACTTGCTTTTTTAGCTCCATCAAAGTAGGAAGTTGCTCATCACCTGCGTTGCGAATAGACAAGTTAACAGCTCGTTTAAGGCTGTCCAAGTCCTTCATGGACGCTTCAGGGAACTCACGAGAAGCGGCAATAAAAGGCTGGCCCGTAGTAGGATCAATCATTGAACCAGCTTCAGTCGTTTTAGGACGAAACTTAGCTTTAATCAGAGGGTACAGTGTAGGGAAACGCTTAAAGATATCATCGTTCTGAGCCTGATTAACAAAATCAAACAAGTTGCCTGTCTCTTGTGAAGAAACTTTATAACCCTGTGTCTCAGCATTCTGAAGCACAGAATCGTACTTGCCGCCAAGCTCTGTGCGAACTTGGGTTTCTTTGGCAGTTACTAGGTTACGCAGTTTATTACCTACTTCTTGAAACTCTGAACGCTCAAAGGCTAGTCCGAGATCACCCAACTGGTCTTGAACTGAACGAGCACGGCGCTCAACCGTAGGCGCAACCTTCGTTGGTGCTCCCAAGGCATTAGCCATCTTAGCTTCGGAGATAGAGCCAAATATCTTGTTTTGACGAGAAGCCAACTGAGCAGCAGCCTCTTGCTCAAGACGAGCGTACTCAGATTGAAACTTCAAGTCACGCGCTGCAAGACTACGACCTGTCTGCATCAATACGTTAGAGCCTTCAGCAGCCGCAAGCAAAGGAATCTTTACACCTGTAGAGGCTTGAAGCTCAGCTGCACGTAGGAGCTTCTCCTTTAAGGTAGGATCAGCAGCATAAGCTGAGGCAATCATCAAAGCTGCCTTTTGATCGCCGAACTCTTTAGTGAGCGCGTTAATCTTGTCTGGATTAAGTGTCTTAGCGGCTGTAATCTGATTCAAGCCAGCCTCAGCAAGAACAGCAGGATTAACAAGCCCACCAATCAATGCGCCGACAGTCCGTCCACCTTCAGTGCCTGTGTACGCTTGACCAATCTGACCACCCAACTCAGAAGATACAGCTGTGGCTGTTGGAGTTGCAGCTGTAGTGAAGCGACTAGCTCCGGGAATCAGGTAGTTGTAAGGGTTCAAACCTTCTTCAAGACCTGCACCAACAAGAGATGTAAACATACCCTGCTGCGGCAGAGCGCCTGTACGCATACCAGCGGCTTGACGAGCCTTATTCGCAGCTTCTGTGACTTCATCAGGTGTAGGATTAGCGGCGGGTGTCCCCATTGCCAATGGAGCAAAGCCTGTAGCGGCTGTAGCAAAGCCCATACCGGGGCCAGCAGCTGCGCTCAAGGGGGCTGCAACACCTCTTAAAGCCCGTTGCTTTAGGTATTCCCCAGCAGACATCTTCTCGTCTACTACCTCATAATCATCTGGATTGTATTCAGCCATTTTTACTCCGGAACCAATTTACCATTACGAACAACTTCGATTTTATCTGTTTTCTTATTGCGTAGTCTAGTACCTTCTGGAGGCATTTGAGGAGTTTTAGGGGCAGACATAGTTCCAGCTGTTTCGTTGTAATCGGGAACAACCAGACTAGGATTGATATTAACTTTACCTAAACGATCACTCCAATTCTTAGCTGAAGAGTTATATCGCTGCTCCAACACTTTATCAACTGCTGTAAGGACTTTAAGCTGATCTTCTTTTGTCTTAGCTGAGGTCGTACCCTCAAAGAAGCCCTTGACTGTGTTAGCCACACGCTCATCCAATGAGCCAGACTTAACTAAACGATCAATCTCAGACTTAGACTTCTGCTTATCACCACCAAAGGCAGATACAACAGTGTTAGCAAAAGCTGCATCGGCAAAGGGGCTGGATTGGGACTCTCTCAACAGATTCAAAGACTGTCGAACATTGGCTGCTTGCTCAATAACTGGCTTATTCTCAGACAAGAACTGCTTACGCCAATCAAGTTCCTGATTAGTCATCTTAATTTCAGGGGAGAGTCCAACATTAACCCTTGTGCCTTTACCTTCACCTTCAGCTTTGATAACGGCATCAATCTGTGCTAACTGTTCTTTTGTAGCTCCATTTTCTTCTGCTTGTTGTCTATAAGCTTGTAGTTTTGCAATATTAGGCAAGGCATTCATACGAGGCTCACGTAGATTCCTTGTAATAATAGACTGTTCTTTCTCCATTGAAAGAGCTTTATCCATAGCCATTGAAGCTTCAGCAGCAAAGCCATTAGCTTGAAGCTTCTGAGCAAGAGCTTTCAGGCCTTCAGGAGTGCTCTCTGCTCCTTGACTCAAAGCCTGCAATTGAGACATACGCTTAATCTTAGGATCAGTGATGTCCACACCCATAGCTTGAGCTAGGCCGCCACCCAAGGCTGCACCAGCTTTATAACCCATAGAGCCTAGTTGCTGTGATGGCGTCAACTGAGCAAACTGCTGAGCACGTTGGTTAATCAGTTCCTGCTGCATCTCCTCAGGAAGCATGGAGCCTCCAAAGAGCGCTTGTAAGTTATTTGTTGTTGCCATCAGTAGTTTCCTTTAAGCGAGAATATTGCCGTAGTCGGCAGCGCTGCCATAAAGACTAGGAGCTGACGTTGAGCCACCGCTCCATGACTTCAACAAAGCACTTACAGCATCAGTAGCCCCTGCAATAGTTCCTGTTGTAGCTGCGTTTTGAGCTGTCAATCCTGTCTGTTGTGTACCAGCTGCTTGTTGAGCTGCGGAATTCAAGATTTGAGCAACATTACTGCCTGAAGTAGCTTGTTTAGCACCCAAGGCAGTAGACAAGTCAAACGGATTCTGACCGAGAGCTTCAGTCGTTGCAGCACTAGCCAAAGCAGTGTTGAAAGGCTGATAAGCAGCATTCTGCAAGCCGTAACCTTGATTAGCCAAGTTCAAGCCGCCTGTCATCAAGCCTTGACCGAATGTAGTCTGTGCCATTCCTTGCTGTTGAGCTTGAGCAGCCAAATTAGCATTAGTTCCAGCCAATGAGTTATAGTAAGCAGCCAACTGAGGATTAGTAGCAGCTAAGCCTGTAGCACCCGGCCCTGTTGTGTAACCTTGGTTAGTACCACCCACTGCCAGACCGCCACGGCCTAGTTGGAACTGTTGATTCTGAATCTGAGCTAACTGTTGTTCCTGACCGGGGGCCAAGAGTTGCTGCTGTTGTTTTAAGTACTGCGCAGCAGCAGCTTGAGGGGACTCAGCAACGTATCCCTGACCTAGTTTAAACAGGCCAGCAGCGCCTGTATTAGCTTGCTGTTGAAGGGTATTAGCGCCTGCGATATTAGTTAGGTTCTGTCCTGCGTAGTTGAGCAAGCCTTCTCTAGCGGCTGCAATGTCAGGAGCGACTTGGTAGCCAGCACCGATAAGGTTACCGTCAGGGCCATACTGAAAGCCTGAAGTACCGAAGCGAGAGGTGACACCAACAGGACGGAACTGAGCATTATTAGCTGCTTGTTGTCCTAGGGCAAGTTGTTGCTGTGCTAGGGTATTCTGTCCCCCAGCTACTTGGTTAGCTGCAATTCCAGTACCTAATAGGTTTACATTTGCTGTTAAAAGACCTGTGTAGTCTGTTGGGTTAGTAGCCATTAGTATGTGCCTCCGTCGACAGTAGCTGTAAATGTTCCTGAGACAGAAAGGTTCACAGCTGTGGCGCTACCTGTCAGAGTTGAGTTGTTAGCATCTGCCTTGCTTGTGATAGCTGAGGCGATAGCATCGTATTCAGTGTTAATCTCAGTGCCCTTGATAATCTTACCTGCATTACCAGAGTTAAGAGCATCCTTGGCAGCAAAGTTAGTGCTTTTTGTGTAATTTGACATGTTACTGTGTTCTTCCTGCTTTTACGTAGACATCGAGCTTTTGAATTGATATGGCCTTACTATTAACTGTGGTCTCGAAACCTAGCTGTAAGGTTCGACCTGTACCGCCTACGTTAATAATCTTATTGTCGAATGCTGAACCACCGTACTCACCGATGTTGTCCTCAGCAATGTTGTACTCAGCTACAGAAGCGTTAGCTAAGTTAAAGTTACGACTGTTCAAGATGTCGCTAAAGTCAAAGCCAAAGCGCATAACGACAGGATATCCACCACCGCCAATGACAGTAACACCAACCTTCTTCAATATCTTCAATGTAGTTGGGCTACCGAAGTCAAAGTAGTTGGTGTAGTACTTCAATAAGTAGGTGCTGGCGTTGTCTAAGTAACCACCATAGATGCCTACGTATCCAGCCTTACCAAACAATACAGACTTATTCCTTGTGTACTTCATGGCGTAAGGGATAGAACCGTCCCAAGTAGTTACCCTAGCAGCCCCATTCTGGAGAACTCCTCGCATATCGAAACAATAGACAAGACCACGAGTAGGGAGAGCAAGCAGATAGAAGGCATCTTTATCGCTATATACAGCACTGATCTCATCCTCTGTTTCAAGTGAAATCTCAGCCACTAAGTCATCTCGGACGTTAGCGCTAATGTCTCTCATAGGAGCTGACTTCTCTTGGACTGTACGCTGCATTGAACGCACACCTGAGTCACTAAGGAAAATAATGTCAGCGCCAGTGACTACAACGCTATCTCTAGCCATACAGCCAACACCAGTTAAAGTATCAGCTAGTTTTAGATTGGTAGTGTCATCAGCATTAGCGTAAATCAGTATCTGTCTACGACCGAAGATGTACAGGTAGTGGTTATGGATAGCCATGCTCATGATCTCATCAGCACCGTTAGGCCATACCTGAGAGACATCCAAGCTACCTGAGCTACCCGCTGTGAATACCTGACCGGACAGAAGATCACTGAATTGAACAGTATTCTTGTCTGTAGTTGTATTGGCTGACCATGTGCGACCGTAGGCGCTAATGACAATGTTAGCATTCTGGACAGTACCTGCGTACCCTGAAAGCTCCGATACTTTCTTAAATGTAGTTGTGGACACAGCAGGGTCAAACACTAGAGGAACATGACCAGATTGATACAGGTATAGTCTACCGTTCAAGGGAGCCATCATCCAGTTAGATGCTGTAATCGTAGGAGCTGAACCTCCACCGCCGTAGGTTAGCTTAGTAAGAGTAGTACCAACTAACTTAAATAGGAAGTTATTACCACCGGCAATGATGTAGCTAGTACCGTCATTGGTAATCAACTCACCAATAGAATGTACCTGAGCTGTGCCTAAGTCAGAATTAGTGGCATGGCCTGCTGTCCAACCTTTACGAGCACCGATACGACCGAACTTGTCGATAACGCAGTTGTTAGCAACAGTCGCGTACCCATTGTCAAGACTCACTGAGCTATCTTGAGTATTCAGGCCGTTAAAACCCGGAGCAGCGATAGAGGTTGTTAAAAGCTTTTCAGCCATGATTACACTGGTGCCCAGTTAGTAGAGTATTCGTCACGAGTGCCCTCTAGAGCCACAGCATCAGCCAAGGCTAGACGGTACATTTGATATGCCTCAGAAGCTTGTACGCCTCCGTCCTCACCCCGTTCAGCAATAGCCTTAGAGTAAGCCAATAGTTGTACTAAGTGCGGAGGAACTTTGATTATATCACTACTATTAGAAAAGTCAAGTTGTGGGATGAATAACTCGAACCGTAAGTTGTATACTGCATCAGGTAGAGGCCACACTTCAACTTTAGTGTCTCCGTTACTGTCCACGCCACGGTAGCAATATCTAGTAGGAGCTGCTCGTTGAGTTGTACCGATGTAGTACTGTCTGTTAATCCAGTTAGGATCAGTAGCTATCATCCCAATGTCTTGAGTGTCATTGATGACATCTTGGGTCTTGAAACGACTACCGATACCCGTCAAAGAGTAAGCACGAGTACCAGCTACAGTTGCTAAAGTGATAGTAGCATCTAAGGCATTCCAGTCGTAGGCGTCCTCTACTTCCCTTTTAGCATCGTTAACGAAGACACCAATGAGAGAAGAATAAGGCGTATCGGACACAGCGGTAACCTCAGTCTCACGTAAGCGAGTAAGGACGTTGTTGACTATCTGTAAGTACGTAGTTGCCATTTATTAGAATCCTTGTTTCTTCTCAAGCTCAAATGTGCAGATAATACCGAAAGCACTATTTGCCTCAGTAGTCATGTGTATTTGATCGCCTTCTTCTAATACTATACCTGTATTGGTAGTATTAAACTGGTAGTACATCTTAGATGTAAAGTTAAGTTGCTCTAAGAGTGCAATGTGTGTAGTTGCGCTTGTGTCGTACCAATCAATAGATAATGTCTTATTTGTACCTAGTGTATTATGTGCGTAAATCAGAGTACATATTGCTGTGTAGCCCGTTGGAACTGTGTAGACTGTTGTCTCTACACCGGCAGCTAAGTTTTTACCTACTGATATAACTCTCATGGTTACTTCTTCTTATTTGGCTTCTTAGCCATGCCAGCCTCAGACAGGGCAATAGCGATAGCTTGCTTACGGTTAGTAACTACAGGGCCAGACTTAGAACCTGAATGCAATTCACCAGCTTTATACTCGTGCATTACCTTGCCTGTTTTAGCCATCTTACCCGCTTTGGTTTTAGGTTTCATAGTTGCCATGATATTAAGTACTTGCTTTCACAGTGATAGTGCCTGAAACGTATACGGTCACGTTAGCACGGATATAAGGAGGAGGAGTAGCGATAGTAACCATACCATCGGCTGTAAGAGCTGTAGCGAGAGTAGACCAAGTTGTGTTGTCTACGCTACCTTGAACAGTTACAGTAGCTGATGTGATCCCTGATACTTGAATGAAAGCAGGTTTATTGCTATCAGTACCCATTGAAATAGAAGCACCTGTAGCGGTGACTGCGTTGAGAAGAGTTGCTAATGCCATGATTATAGTCCTTTATTATTACGATTAAATACCTAGAAGTTTCTTGAAGAATTCAGCACCGACACCGGGGCCAAGAAGAACGACAGCCATAACTGCGTACAACAAGTACTCAATCTTGGTCATGCGCTTATCGCCCTTGTCAAGCGATTCGTTAATCTTTTCGTAGCGCTGTGCACATACAGCCTCGTGAGTAGTCAATCTAGCGTCCGTTGCGTCAACTGTATTCATACATTACTCAGTAGGTTTAGTAGGCCAAACGATATCCCAAGGGAAAGTCTCTTGAGCTGTCACATCACGCAATGCTTGACGGTATGTAGCCCATGCTGCACCGTTTACAGGAGCATCAGTCAACTGTGTCCAATCAGTCTCAGCCAGCTTCTTAGTACGCTCATCACGCACTGACTTGGCTTGTTCTGCGTCTTTAGCAGCTTTGTAAGCAGCTTCATTCTCAGCAGCAGTGGTTACGTTGCCATCAGCGTCTTCAGTGTCAAAGAACGATGGGCCTAGATTCCACTTAGTGAACCACTGACCATTGATCTGCTCGATACCACCGTAGACTGAGAACTGATAGCGAGTCCCCCCAGTAGCTTGTGGGCCTTCAAAGATCACAGAAGCACCTAGAGACTCTAGGACTTCAGTCGTTGTCGTATCCCATGATGGGCCACCATTGGCTTTGATGTGTGTACGGAACTCGCTCTCGTACATTACTTGACCGTCTTGTGTTCTGATTTGCATATGATTCCTTACGCTATTGC